GAGTGCCAGGCCACCGTGCCGCTGGCCGTGACGGTCTGCCCGCTGTGCGGCCATGCCTTCGCGACAGGAGGCGGCGGCGAGGCGGAGCCGCTGTCCGAGTTCATCATGAGCGAGATCGACCTGCTGAAGCGGTCGAGCTTCCAGTGGTGTGACCTGTTCGGCGACGATGCCGCGTTGATGGCGAACGGCTTCAACGCCTGGTCCGGCGCATTCTTCCTGAACGGCGACTGGCATGCGGTGGGTGGCGGCAAGGGCCTGCCCACCAAGCTGCTCGCCGTGGGAGAGCGTCTGGTCACCCTGGCCGGCGCCGACGACTGGCTGAACCAGCACGAGACGGACGAGAGCGCGCACAAATCCCGTCGCTGGCTGCGCGAGGGGCCGACTGATCGCCAGCTCGCCTTCCTGCCGCCGACGCAACGGGCCGACCTGTCGCTCACCCGCTACCAGGCCTCGGCCCTGCTCAGCTTCCAATTCAACAAGGCCGCCATCCGTCGGCTGATCCTGAATGCCAACGCGGTAGCCATGCCGGTGGCGGCATGACGCGCCATGCACGGCTCCCCGTCCGCCGCCACGCGGCAGCGCTTGTGGCACCCGCGCTGGCAGCTCTGCGCCGTCTGCCGCCGCCCAGCGCACGGCTTTGGCTGGTCGCCCCCACGGCGCTCGAAGTCGCCCTCGTTGTCGCGCTGGTTCTGTTCCATGTCCTGTCAGGGCTTCTGGGCGCGCTTGGCGCGCAGGGCGGCCGGCATGATTGACCTGACTGAACAGGAACGTGCCGCCATCGCCGCCGCCATGAAGCCGGTGGCCGAAATCATCACCGAGATCGGCTGGCAGACAAGGTTCTGCGACCTCACCGAGCGCCAGGTGCTGACCCTGATCGAGGTCGCCATCGGCGGCTTCCAGGACGCCATGCACGCCACCGCCCGCATTCAGGAATCGGAGATCCCGTTCTGATGCTGGATTACAACAGCACCTCCCGCGCCGCCGACGCCGTGAATGCGGCGATCGACGTAGCTCTGCAATCCGCCAACGCCGCGACCCAGCCTCGGGACTACCTGGGCGGCTCCCGCCTTGGCCATGCCTGCGAGCGGGCGCTGCAATTCGAGTTCACCCACGCCGCAAAGGACGAGGGCGCCGACTTCGACGGGCGTCTGCTGCGCATCTTCGGCATCGGCCACGCACTGGAGGATTTGGCGGTCGCCTGGCTGCGCGCCGCCGGGTTCGACCTCTACACCCGCAAGGGCGGTCGGCCCGATGGCGAGCAGTTCGGCTTCTCGGTCGCGGGCGGACGCATCCGCGGCCATGTCGACGGCATCATCGCCGGCGGGCCACCCGTTCCTGGCATGGCGTTCCCTGCCCTGTGGGAATGCAAGACCATGAACGCCAAGTCCTGGCGCGAAACCGCCAGCAAGGGCGTGGCCGTGTCCAAACCGATCTACGCCGCGCAGATCGCCGTCTACCAGGCCTACATGGACGCAGCCGTGCCGGGGATCGCCGAGAACCCCGCCCTGTTCACCGCCATCAACAAGGACACTGCCGACCTACACCACGAACTGGTGCCCTTCGATGCGGCGTTGGCACAGCGCATGTCGGACCGCGCCGTGCGTGTTCTGCGCGCCACCGATGCCGGCGACCTGCTCCCCCGCGTTGCCAACCAGCCGGACCATTTCGAGTGCCGCATGTGCCCGTGGGCGCGGCGCTGCTGGGAGTTGCCGGCATGACCGATATCCACGAACCCCAAGATCCCGCCGCTGCTCCGCAGACCGCCGAGAGCAACGTTATCCACTTCAATCCATGGCGGGACTTCAACGACGCCGCCCCGATGCCGGAACCGTCCGAGATCGACCCCGATCCGGCACAGATGGCCACGTTCCTGGATGTGGTGTTCAGCTTCTGCGACGGGTTCATCCCCGTCCGCGGCATCGTCGACAAGGACCAGGGCATTGAAGCCCGGCCGCACAACATCTGGATCGCGGCTGACGCCGGCGCTCACGACAATCTGGTGACCTACGCTAACTGGGCGGCGCGCGAGAGCGTGGCCGTCTACGTCATCCCCGGCGTCGTCGCAGAGCGCGGCCAGGCGAGGGCCATCGAGGTGCGCCAGATGCAGGCGGTCGTGGTCGATCTCGACTTGGGTGACATCGCGTTGAAGCTCAGCCACCTCGTCCGCCACCTCGGCCAACCGACCCTCGTCATCGCCAGTGGCGGTCGCACCCAGGATGGCGCGGACAAGCTGCACGTCTGGTGGAAACTTTCCGAGCCGGCAGAGGGTGAGGACCTCGTGCTGCTCTGCCGGCTCCGCGGCGACATCTCTGCGAAAGTCGGTGCTGACGGGCATTTCGGCTCGGCGCACCAGCCGATCCGCGTCGCCGGCAGCATCCATCACAAAGCCGGCCATCAGCGCCTCGTCAGTATCCGTGAGCACGCCGCCCATATCGAGTGTGACCTCAACGAGTTCGCTGAGGCGGTCGCCGCCATGCCGGTGCTGGCCGGCGCTGGCGTCCCCGCCGCCACATCGCCCACATCCAGCACCAAGCCGGGCATCGACGCCGTGCTCACCACGCCGGTGCGCGAGGGGGGCGAAGACGCCTGGACTCGGTTCCAGGGCGCCAGCGCCGCCATCGGCCACTATGTCCGGCTGGTCCACGACGGGCGCCTCACCGGCGACGATGGCTGGGAGGCGATCTGCCAATACAACGCCGCCATCCTGCGGCCTGCCTGGCCGCTGGACCGGCTCAAAGCAGAATCCGACCGTCTCTGGCGCCTGCATGAGGAACGCCATGGGCCGGCGCTGCAACGCCTCCCAGCGCCACCGCCCGCCATGGCCGCACTGCCCGCCTTCAGCCTCGGCGCGCTGCTCGACGACACCAGCCCAATGCCGGACGACATCATCGGGCCCCGCCTGCTGACCCCGGGCGGCATGCTCGTCCTCGGCGGCGCGCCCAAGGTCGGCAAATCTGACTTCCTAATCAACCTGCTGGTGCACGCCGCCGCCGGCGTGCCGTTCCTGCGCTTCACGCCGTCCCGGCCGCTGCGAGTGTTCTACCTGCAGGCCGAGATCCAGTACCACTACCTCCGCGAGCGCTTGCAAAACCTGCGCATCGACCCCGCTGTCCTGGTCCATGCGCGCGACAATCTGGTCGCCACCCCCAAGCTGCGCATCCTGCTCGACGAGAACGGCGTGGCGCTCACAATCGCGGCCATCCAGGCCCACTTCCCTGCCGAGCCGCCCGACATCATCTGCCTCGATCCGATCCGCAACCTGTTCGATGGCGGGCCCGACGGCGATGGCGAGAACGACAACACCTCCATGCTGTTCTTCCTGCAAAGCCGGGTTGAGACCGTGCGCGAAGCCGTGGCGCCCGACGCCGGGCTGATCCTGTGCCACCACACCAAGAAGCTGTCGAAGAAGGCGCTGCTCGAAGACCCGTTCATGGCGCTGTCCGGCGCTAGCGCGCTGCGCAGCTTCTACACCTCCGGCATGCTGATGTTCCGCCCCGACGAGGAACAGCCCCAGCGGCGCCTCGAAGTCGAACTGCGCAACGGCCCGGCACTCGACGCGATGCTGATCGACAAGCGCGGCGGGCGGTGGGTGGAACTTGACGCGCGCGGCGAACGGCTCGTCCGCAAGCATGCTGGCGCGAAACTCGATGCGGAGCGTAGCCGGCGCCACGAAGTGATCGTCGACATCATCATCAGCGAGGCGAGCGCGGGCAAAATCTACACCAGCGCCGCCTTCGCCGCCCAGTTCGAGAACACCCATGGCCTCGGCGGCGAGGACACCATCTCCCGCCGCATCAATGTCCTCGCCAACAAGGGCTACATCAAGTTCATACGTGAGGCACCGGACCTCGGCATCCCGGCCAGCAGGTCCACCAAAGGCTACCTGGTGGTGCAGGACATGATGTTCGCCACCGACGAGGAACTGGTTGATCCGGAGACCGGCGAGATAACCTGGCGTACCGTCCGGGTGCTGCCATCCCATTTTCAATCCGAGACGACAAACGCCGTCCTGCCGGTTGAGAACCCCGAGGTCTGGGTGCTGAACGACCCCGATCCTGAAGGTCGTCCAGCATGATCCGGCCGGTCATTCGTCGTGCGGAACTTGCTGCGGAACTTCCAAGTTCCGCTGCTGAACTTGGTTTGCGGAACTTACCTGCGGAACTTGATTTACCGTTTTATATCAATGAGTTGAGCGAGTTCCTCAAGTTCCGCAGCCGAGCTTTGCGGAACTTGGTTGCGGAACTTCAAAATACCAAACGAAATCAGTGCGTTGAGCCACTTCAGGAAGTTCCGCACAGAACCGCCCCCCTACGGGGGGTGTGCGTGCGCGCCAGTTTGGCGCGCGCACACCGCACCCTGGGTGCCGTAGGGCGGGCTCGAGATCCCCCCTCATGACCCGCACCACCGCCCAGGCGGACGACGACGGCGAGCTCCGCCAAGAACCGCGCCGTCGTCGCCCTGACCA